CATCGTCTGGACAGATCAGTGGGCCTACTACGCAGGTCTGCCGCCGTTCGTGCTGGCAGGTCTTATGGGCGCAATGGATGTCAACCTTGCTGCCTCTCGTGGCGAAGGGTTCGGCGTTCCAGTTATCGAAGCCGCCGCCTGTGGCGTGCCCTCGATCGTGTCCAACTTTACCGCTCAGCCTGAGCTTGTCGAAGGTCACGGCTACCTCGTCTCCGTGCAGCCCTACTGGGACGCACTGCAGACCTCATGGTTCGCCACACCGCTGGTGCATTCAGTGCTCGAGCAACTTGAGCACGCCTACGACACCGCCCGAGACGCAGACCGAAAGGCTGCTGCTCGAGCACACGCTGAGACCTACGACAACAAGATCGTCTTCGACAAGTACTGGCTGCCAGTGCTTGCCGAGATCGACGAACTGATGGCGAAGTGATCGCCTGGGACCGGCTCGGCAAACGGCACGAAGCATTCGCCACCATCGCCGAGCTGCTACCTCAGGGCTGCCGCATCGTTGAGACCGGCACCGTCAGAGACCTAGGCAACTGGGAAGGCGACGGCCAGTCAACGATCGTCTGGGACCAACTCGCCACCGACCTCGGCGGCAGCGTCACCACGATTGATATCAATCCACTCGGCGCTGAACTTGTCGCCCAACTTGGACTGCAAGCAACGACCGCAATCGTCGGCGACTCACTCGATGTGATCCCAACACTCAGCGGCCATTGCGACTTTCTCTACCTCGACTCTTTCGACGTTGACTTCGAGAACCCGCAGCCAGCCGCAGCCCATCACCTCAGCGAACTCACGGCAGCTCTCAACCTCCTGGCCCCTGGCTCAATCGTCGCAGTCGACGACAACCGAGACGACCAGGGCAAAGGCTCAGAGGTTGCTTGGTTCCTTGCCGAGCATGGCGCTAACGAAATCGTCCGCGGTTATGTCCGCGTCTGGAGAATCTAATGGCCATCACCAACGGCTACTGCACGCTTGCTGAGCTTAAGAGCGTGATGCGCATCAATGACAACGTCGACGACACCATGCTCGAGGCACGCATCACCGAAGCCTCGCGAGTCATTGACCAACACTGCGACCGCCGCTTCTACGCCGACGCCAACGCAACCGCTCGGCTCTATGTTCCACCCGTCGAAGATCTCGTCATGGTTGACGACATCTCAACCACCACGAGCCTAGTCATCAAGACCGACTCGGCTGGTGACGGCACCTACGCCACAACACTCACAGCTGCGCAGTACCAACTCGAGCCAGTCAACGGTCTCGCCAAGGGCTCACCGATCACGATGATTCGCCCGATCGGTATCTACTTCCAGACCACTGTCGCCCCTGCCTACTTGCAGGTCACCGCCAAGTGGGGATGGCCATCAGTGCCTTCGCCAGTTACCTCGGCGTGCATCCTCCTGGCTGGTCGACTCGTCAAGCGTGGCGACTCACTTCTCGGCGTCGCAGGCTTCGGCGATCTCGGAGCCATCACCGTGCGCGCCATCGATCCCGACGTGGAGCGCATGCTGCGCCCGTATCGCAATCCGGTCGTCGCCTAATGGCTGGCACCGCCTCATCACTTCAGACGGCACTCGGCGTTCGCCTCGCAACCATCTCAGGGCTGCGAGTAGCCGATCATCTGCCCGAGCAAGTGAACCCGCCGATGGCAGTCATCCAGATGCAGTCGGTCACCTATCACCGTGCAATGGCTGGCGGACTTTCCGAATGGGAGTTCACCATCAGTCTCGTTGCCGGCCGCATGGGTGATCGAGTAGCGCAGCGCTATCTCGACGGCTGGATGAGTTACGCCGGCAGCCAGTCAGTTCGTGCAGCAATCGAAGGCGACAAAACGCTCGGCGGTAACTGCTCAACGCTAAAGGTCGGCGACATGATCGCCGTCAGACCTCTTTCGCTTGGTGATGCCTCGTATCTCACCTGCGAGTTCAATGTCACCGTCCACGCATAGGAGCAACTCGTGAACACCTACAAGATCGTCGGCCCACTGAACGTGGTGGGCCACGAACCCGGCGAGATCGTCAGCGATGACGACCTTGAGGGTTGCGACATCGAGCACCTCATCGGTGCTGGTCATCTCGCAAGCACCAAGTCCAAGACCAATCCGGTCGACAAAGCAACATCTACCCAGGAGGACTAAGCCGTCATGGCCATCGTCATCACCAATGCAAATGTTTCCGTCGGCGGCGTAGACCTCTCAAGTCACATCACCAAGGTCACGCTCTCAACAACGCGCGCCGAAATTGAGACCACGACATTCGGCAACACCGCCGTGCGTCGCGTTGCCGGTCTCGCTGACTCGTCAGTAGCGATCGACTTCAACCAAGACTTCGCAGCTGCGTCTGTCGAAACCACGCTCTACCCATTGATCGGCAGCACCGCTGCTGTCATTGTCAAGCCGAACGGCACCGCCACCGGCACCGCCAATCCGTCGTACACCTTCTCGGCGCTTGTCACCGAATGGATGCCACTCGATGCGCAGGTCGGCGAACTGGCCTCGGCCTCGATCACCTGGCCAATCGACGGCACCATCGCCAAGGCGACGGCTTAGTCATGGCTGCTCTCATGCGTCTACGGGTCGTGCCTGCACAGGGCGAGCCGTATGAGATCCCCGTCACCCCTAAGGTCATCGTCGCTGCCGAGCGTCAGTTCGCCAAGCCGATGACCCAACTGTTCGGCCAAGACGCCTCCTATGAAGCGCTCTGCTGGGCAGCCTGGAAGGGCTCGCACGTTTCCGGTCTTGTCGTGAAACCATTCGACGAATGGCTTGACGACATCGACTCGATCGAAGCCGGCGACGAGCCGCGCGTCCCTTTAGAGAAAGCATGACGATGCTGGTGGCGCAGGTCTCTGTTGCCACCAGCATCGCACCCAACGATCTGCTCGACACTCCACCGGACGTGTTCTGGGCAATCGTTGCGGTACTCAAAGAACAATCTCGGAAGGGGTAGTCATGGCCAAGAAGGTCAAGGGCATGGCCACCGAAATCGAGAGCGGTGGACTCGAAACCACTGTGGTCTTGAACGGCTACAACGACTTCAAGAAACAACTGAAACTCGCAGACGCTGATCTTCGCAAAGCAATGGACAAAGAGATCAAGAGCTTCATCACTCCTGTCTCGTCCCTGGCTAAGTCCTACGTCCCCTCCCTTGCAATGCGCAACTGGAAAAGCGGCGGCAACGGCGTGTGGAGTAGTCGACTCGGCTGGGATCAGTCGCAGGTGCTCAAGGGCATCGTCGTCCGCCAAGGTGGGAGTCGAAGCAAAGGCTCAGCAACCTCGGCTGCCTGGCGAATCCAGAACAAGTCAGCCGCCGGTGCAGTGTATGAACTCGCTGGCAAGAAATCCTCGGGCAGTGGCACTGCTGGCATCAGCTTTGTCAACGCCATCACGATGCGTGGCGGCAGACCATCTCGCCTGATCTGGCGTGCATGGGATGCCAAAGGCGGCGAGCAAGCGATCACTCGGTCAGTGCTTGAGACGATCAACAAGTTTGAGAACGAGCTGCAACGCAAGCTCAACTAACAACGCAGGACTGAGGACGCTATGGCTGTCAATCTGAATGTCATCTCTCAGTTCGATGCGAAGGGCCTCAACCGGGCGCAGTCAGAACTAGACAAGCTGGCGAAGTCGACCTCGAGCATCTCAACGAAACTCTCAGGCGCAGCAAAGGTCGCCGGCGCTGGCATCCTTATCGGCGCTGGCGCAGTCGCTGCCGGACTGTTCGAGATCGGGTCGTCATTTGACGAAGCGTTCGACAACATTCGCATCGGCACCGGCGCAACCGGCCCCGCACTTGAGGCACTGCAAGCCGACATGAAAGCGGTCGCCGGCACAGTGCCTGCATCGTTCGGCGATGCTGGCAAAGCCATCACCGTGTTCTCTCAGAAACTCGGCCTCACCGGTGGACCGCTGCAGACACTCTCTAGCCAGGTGCTCGAGCTGTCACGCATGACGGGCACCGATCTTGGCGGCAACCTCACAGCAGTGACCGACGTGTTCAACAACTTCGGCGTCGGTGCCGCTGACCAATCGGGCAAACTCGATCTCCTGTTCCGTGCCTCCCAAGCCTCTGGCGTGTCGGTTGCGGAACTTGCCGGCACCATGAGTGGAGCCGGCGTAGTTCTGCGTGAAGTTGGTCTCTCTTTCGACCAGTCCGCAGGCTTCCTCGCCACACTCGCCAAGGCTGGCGTCGATGCTGGCGACGTAATGCCGGCGCTGTCGAAGTCCCTGGCAACCGCAGCAAAGAACGGCAAAGACGCCTCGAGCGTCTTCAGCGAAACCTTTAACGCAATCAAGGGCGCACCTAGCGACGTTGCTGGCGCAGGCATTGCGCTCGACGTGTTCGGCGCAAAGGCCGGTCCGAAACTCGCAGCCCTCATTCGTGAAGGCAAGCTCTCGTATGAAGACATGACCGCAGCCATCGCAGGCGGCGGCGAAACCATCCTCGGTGCAAGTGCAGACACTCAAGACTTCGCCGAGAAACTCACCATGCTCAAGAACCGTGTGTTCTTGGCCATCGAACCAATCGCCACGAAGGTCTTTAACAAGATCGGCGAGGTCATGGACACTCTCGGCCCGAAGGTCGACGAGCTCACCAAGTTTATGGAAGAACACAAAGACATGATGGTGGTCGTCGCCGGCGTGCTCGGCGGGATCATGATCGTCGTGCTCACCGCCTACACGGTTTCAATGCTTGCTGCGATCGCTGCGACTGTTGCTGCAGCTGCACCGTTTATCGCCATCGGCGTCGCCATTGCAGCGATGGTTGCTGCGGCACTCTATCTCTGGCGCAACTGGGATCAGGTCTGGAATTGGGTCATGGATCACAAGGCCTACGCAGCGATCATCGCAATCCTCGGCAGCGTCATCATTGTGCCAATCGTCCTGCTCATCGCGACGATCAAGTGGCTGCAGGCCAACTGGGAAAACGTCTGGTCAAAGATCCAAGCCGTCACTAGCTTTGCTTGGGGCTTCATTGAGCCAATCTGGAATGCGATCTCTTTCTACGTCACCAATATCTTGATCCCTTACTTCAACTTCCTCTGGGATGTGTTCCAGAACGTGTGGACGTGGATCAGCGAGAAGATCAGCAACGTCTGGAACAACATCATCAAGCCGATCTGGGATGCGATCTACGGCTACATTGTCAACTACCTCATCCCCTGGTATCAGAAACTGTGGGAGATAGTTCGAGAGGTCTGGGACAACGTCTCTTCAAAGATCAGCACCGCTTGGGGCGTCATCTCGACAGTGTTTGAAAGCATCAAGAACGGCATCGCAACGGTTTGGGGATTCTTCCAGACAGCCAAAGACATCATTGGCAACGTCTTCACTGGTATCAGCGACGCGATCACTGCACCCTTTGAGGCTGCCTTCAACGGCATCAAGGCTCTCTGGAACAACACCCTCGGCGGCTTCTCTGTCACGGTTCCCGACTGGGTCAAGTACACCGGCGTCGGCGCACTCATCGCCGGCAAGACTTTCTCGATTCCCGAGTTCGAGACTGGCGGCGTCTTCAACACTGGCGCCGGCGGCGGCGCTGGTCTCGCTGTGCTGCATGACAACGAGATGATCCTGAACCCTCAGCAGCAGAAGGCACTGTTCAGCGGCAACGGTCTCGGCGGTAGTGGCTCAATCAACGTCACGATCAACATGCCCCCTGGCTCTAACGGCTCCGATGTGGTCAACGCAATCAAGCGCTACGAGAAAACCAACGGCACCTCCTGGAGAAACTGATGGGCGTCACAGGATGGGCAAACGCCAGCGGCTCACAGATGACCCTCTACGTCGAGGTCGACTTCTCAGAAGCGGTCGGCGAGATCGGCACCTCAGATGCGCCCACGCTGCGCACCCTCTGGGATACCGCTAGCTGGGATGACGGCAACGCAATCTGGTCATCGAACGCTCCCGTCTACACCGATGTCAGCGAATGGGTGCGTGGCGTATCGACCGATCACGGCTTCAGTCGTGACACCAACAAGTACAACACCTCCACTGCGACGATCTCGCTGGACAACACCGACGGTCGCTTCTCACCGCTGAACACCTCGTCGCCTTATCGAGTCGGTGCCTACTCAGGCATCGGCCCACTGCGCCCTGCTCGCATCCGAGGCAACACCGGCAACCAAGACATCACACTCTTCACCGGCTATGTGCAGGCATGGGACGAACAGTTCCCCGACATGGGCGGCGACGCCACGGTTGAGGTTTCGCTGATTGGTGTGGAAGGTCGCATCGGCGACTTCACCAGGTACGCGCAGACCGCCTCTGGCGCTGGCGAGTATGCGAACTCTCGCATCACACGCATCCTGTCGTCGGTCGGCTTCGATGGCAATCAGTACCTGTCGCAAGGCACGAACCCGCTGCAAGCGACAACACTTGACGGCAACGCAATGAACGAGCTGCAGCTTGTCGCCGACTCCCAAGGTGGCGCTCTATGGTTCGGTCCCGATGGGGCCTGCTACTTCGACGGCATCTACGCCCTACGCAATCGAGCAGCAAACACCTTTGAGGGCAACATCTTCACCACGGTCAAAGACTCGTCAAGCAGCTCGATCCAGTTCGGTTACTCCGACATTGAGTACTCATACGATGGCTCACTGACCAAGAACATCTTCGCCTACTCGGCTGTCGGTGGAGCAACGCAGACGATCCTTGACGAAGCCTCTCGGTCTCTCTATGGCGACCGACAGGTCTCGCGCTCTGATCTGCTCTGCACCTCTGACGCCGACGTTCTGACGGTAGCGACCAAAGACTTGGCGCTGTCAAAGACGCCCGAGTTCCGTGTCGAATCGCTGACAGTTCTGCCTCGATCAGAAACGAACTCAACAGTCAACGCACCACTCAATCAGTGGGACATGCTCTTCGGCCTCTGTCAGCTGCGCTCTGGCTGCAAGATCATCATGGATCGCCGCCTCGGAACATCGCTACCGACGACGCTCGAGCGCTACTGCCTCATTCAACGCATCACCCACAACATCACCCCAGACAACTGGACGACATCTTTCGAGTTCACATCGGCAACGGTGCTGCGCGCGATCACTGTCCCCTGGGATGAGTTTCTCTGGGACTCAGGAGTCTGGTCATGGTAATCGCCGTTATTGTCCACCCAATCGACACCGACAAGCACCCGACGATCCCTGCGGGGTTTCGCTGGTGTGCACAGTTCGGCACCGATGCAACTGATGTGTCGAGCTACCTGAACGCAGGCTGGGAAGCCAACGCAACCGACGCTGCCATCACTGGCGAAATGGTTGCCAGCGCTGTGGCCAAGGCGCTGATGGTCCTTGGCATCCAGCGTGACTACGTCGGCGTCATCCAACTCGCCGAAGATCCGATCCCAGCAGAGGACATCTGATGCCATACACCACCATCGTCGCCGGAACCTATGCGACCGCAGCCTGGGCGAACGCCAACGTGCGCGATCAGACGATCGCACAGTTCGCCAGCACTGCAGCT